TTAGCCGCTAATAAACAAACGATAGCCTTCTAGTTCCCAGAGCTTATTTTCCGCATGTTTATCGGCATTACTACGAGCTAAACGCTCACCAATATCAGCATCAAAATTTTCCGCATTTACACATGCACTAAAACCAGTCGCTAGGTAAAACTTGCCATCAAGAAACGCATGCACAAATGTTGAAGTTGTACCGCCTGGACATTGCTCAATGGTATATGTGATGCGCTCTTTTAAGGCATCAATATCTGCTTTAGTCACACGTGGTGCTACTGCTTTATCAGCCAATTCTTGTTCAGTTACCGCTTTTGACATTTTCTGTACTCACAAAAAAAGAGCCAATTGGCTTCATGGTTAATTTGGATTATTTGGGTTGAAATGGCTGGTCTCGAAAATCCGTGCCTTGCATGACTGGACTTAATGCCTGTGATGCAATCCAAATATCATTACGACATACAGGGCAACTTAATACATACATTGTTTCATTCCGATCACTCATTACCCGAGTTTCATTCTTTTGAAATTCAAGTACTGAGTGACATTTACCACATGATGCTGTATAGGTTTGCAATTCAGATGGTGTGCCTCGACTAATTACTTTCACAATCCCAACTCCTTAAATGTGTCTTCATCCATTTTCTTAAGCTCTGCAATGGTAAAAGGCTTACCACTTAATGGATCAATGAATTTATCCAATGGATACTGTCCAGACTTATACAGCTCATATCGAGTCTTGCCGAGCCAGTTACGCTGAAAGGTTTCATCTTGTGTGGCAAACCACTGCTTATACGTCGTGTTGGCATCAACTTGACCAATATCCCAGTCTTTACCCTTTTCCTTGTCAACAACGTAAGGACGCACGCCATCAATATCACCATCAGCATTGCAAGCAATTTGAATGGTTCGACATCGACGATGGTAAGGTGGTCTTTCATGATTCTCATCAATCTTTTGTACACGACCATCCCGCACGGCACAGAGCTTAGAGGTACGGCTATCAAGTGTCGCTATATCCTTGGTGTATTTAGCCCCAAGATCTTTCCATGTATTTAAATAAGTTTCATTACTGATGTGAGCCCTTGCTGTGCGTACTTCTGCATCGATAGAATTACGCGTTTGTTCTAATAAGCCATCTTTATATTCAAGCTTTTTAGTGCCTTTGATCCGCTGAATAATTTCCTGATTAGATTGCCCTGACGATACGCCATCACGAATGATGTATTCAGCCTTCTTACGCAATGATTCAGCCACATCAGGAAAAATAAGATCAATAAGTTGACCACCGGCAAAGGGCTGCTTACTGACTTTCTTAAGCAGCTTTTCACCATCAACCTTAGGCGTTTTCTTACTGGCCATTCGGTAGATGTAGCCAGCTTCATGAACCGCCAATGCAACTGCAGAAGCTGTAAAGACCTCTGGCAATGTCACGGCGATGGATTGCTGCCATTCTTTGAATAGATCCCGAATCTCTCGCAACGCAGGAGTCGTATAAGCAGCTGAAGCAAGTGCCTTTAACTCAGCATCGGTCAAGTCATCCAATAATTCTCTAAGCCTAGCCAGTTGCTCATAAGAAATCTTATTAAAGCTTTGAATGATTTCATTGATAGCTGAACTTGATAATCGCTGTAAAAAGCTATTGTGCTTAGTCAATGCATCAATGATTGGATCATTCATCAAATCCACCTGCTTTCTCTTGATCTAATTTCAAACGCATTTCTTCAAAAGAAAGCTCGCTAAAAGTACCCGTTTGTTCATACTTGTACCAAACTGACCAAGGTAGATGTTCTGAAATAGCAGCATCGTATAGACGTTTAGCACGTTCTTCACTGAATTTAGGTTTATTAAAGTCCTGAGAAATTGAGTAACACAGTTCATTAGGACCAAACTCATGATCATCCATGGCAAACTTGGCACACCAACGTAAAGCCAGAGTTAGAGCTTCACTAATATTTGAGACTGCAAGTGAAACTACCGAATGCTGAATCGAATCCTCATTGTCTGCTTGAGTCGCAGTCTTATTGGCAGATCCAACCTCAATCAAACGTGCACCAAGCTCTTTCATTGCAGTCATTTTTTCATTCATGAGCTGCTTTGCCAAATTGTTTTCTTTTGCTTGCACAATCTCAACCTTAGTTGGAAATCCCGAGCGTGCACCAATTGCCAACTTATCTCGCCTGATTATTTCGTACTGCTCTGTACTCACATCAGGCAATGAAACTGTAGGTTGACCAATAATAAAACCTGATTCTTCAACATCAGCAGAATTACGATAGTGGGCAAGATTTAGATCAGCTAGATCCAGTAACGGTGCATTATTGATTTCGTCCGTGTTATCTACTGCACCGCAGAAAGTAAATGGAATATATTCCCAAGTTGCACCGCTGTAGTCAGTTGGTATGATCTTCTCTTGTGCTACCCAGTTCTTGTACTTATCCAAGATATAAACCTGAACTGTGTAAACAAAGCCATTCTCTAACTGTTCTAAACGCAAAACACGATACTGGTCTCGTGTTTTCTTGCTAAAACCATCGGGCTCACGCTCTGAAATAGATTCACGGATTTTAACAAAGCTTAATTTGCGCTGATTGCCGACTACGATATGATCCCAATCCTCAATCACAGAAGCTTCTAAAATATGAATCATTGGATAAGCACCTTTGAGCTTATCCTCTGCTTTATTTTTACTTGCTGCTACTGTTGGGTAATCTACATAAACACCACAACGATACTGTTTTAAGATCGATCTTAACATTCGTTGTGAACACTGGAAGATTGATCGTCCTGACCCATCAGCATTACGCTCTAAATACTCCAACTCATCAGGTCGAGTAAAATCAGGTAGCTTATTGAAAGCTGTGCCGACATAACTACCCAATGTGCGACCTGTAACACCATAAAATACGGCGCGCCCTAAATAGTCTTGATATCTTTCAGCATCACCTTTGCCGAATGTTTCAGGAACCGGCAAATAGGTTTTTCCTGCATCCTTAATCGTTTTCTGACCTTTGCACACATCGTCTACTTTCTTCCAGAGCGCGATGTTTAAGTCATAGTCTGCGTGTTTAGTTGTAATTCCAGTCATTTTCTATCGTCGTCCAAAAATAGGGAAATCCAATCGTGTCACTGGCTTAATGATTGGGAAGCGCTTAGCCAATGGATAACCACCCGCATCGCCTACATGGTCTAATCCTGCAGTTTTATCAGGCATCCCGAACTTGTCATAAACTTGCTGTTCTAGAGTTTCAGTGAAACGAGGGCATTTATTGGTATTAACTTTCAACGTACGCTCACCATCGCCATTTAGAATCAATGCATTCACTGCATTAATACGATCTTTAATCGCGGGGTTAGTTCCATCAACCTCAACCCTAAAACCTTTGTCACGCAAAATTTGGTGATCTGATTCACTGCTATTTTTTGAAGATGTGGCTTGACCAGCTGCATCAGGAATTACTGTCATTTCATTAAATGGAAAACGTTCAATGAGTAATGTTGCCATGGTTGGTGTATCTCTCACCCCAACCATTTCATCCAAGGCAAGAGGCTTACCATCACGTATGACATAAACAACTGCAGCCATTTTTAAAACGTTAAAGTCCATACCAATGACCAAAGGCTCTCTAGGTTGAATCTCTTCATCCGTATGATTGAGCTTTCGATCAAAATCAGGATAAACCGCACCACTGGTCAAGTTCACAAACTGACCTTTTAAATACGCTGAGATTAACTGTGGCGGATATGATTCAAACAAAGATGAAATATAATCATCTGGTAAATTATTTTCATTGTCATAAGTTGAAGCTTGGATCATTCCATATAGCTTTCGTTTTGCTGCCGTTGAGTTTGCCTCTTTTACGAATTGCTCATAAGTAAATTTAAAACCCTCAGGTGTGGTCGCAACATCGATTCCATTCATTAGACCAGGATGTTTCACACGCATACGCGCA